AATTGCTGGCAGACCTGCCCCGAAATTATTGCCAGAAAATATTGAAAAAAGCTTGCTAGTTTCTCAAATTCCACTCGCTCATGCAGGTGCGAGCTATTTGCTTCGACCACAGAACTTACGCAAGTGTGTAGATCAATTCGTGACCCAGGTAGAAGGCTTGCTTGAGATGCTGTCCCAGTATCAAAAAACGTATATTACCGGTGCGACGACACTGGCCCAATGCCAACCGGCGAAATATTCGCGAGAGTGTCTTGAAAGACTCAACGTTGGAAAAAAAATTATTCTTGATCGGGAAGGATTTGCCACAAAATCGACATATAGCTTGAGCGATAGTAAGACAGGCAGAATGACTGTTGTTGCAGGTCCACAGATTTTAACATGCTCACGCGATGTAAAAAAATGCATCCGCAGTCGTTTCACTGGTGGAAGTATTGTGGAAATTGACTTTTCGGCTCTAGAACCCCGGACGGCTCTTGCAGTAATAGGATCACCACTTGCGACATCTCCCGACATTTATGCAGAGGTGGCACAACTTTTTTCGCCCGCTCTTTCCCGAGATATTGCAAAGCAGGTTACAATATCTTTTCTGTATGGTGCCGCAAAAAATACAATTAGGCATCTGGTGGGTGCTGTTGACCAGATCGACGAACCACTCAACAATCTCAGACAAATGTTTGGATTCGATGCTATCGTGGATAGAGGTATTGCAGAAATTAGGGAACAAGGTTTTTTTAGGAACCATGCAGGCCGCCCGATATTTCCACAGTCCAGCAAGCGCGGATTGATATTTAACAACTTCTGCCAGTCAACAGCGGTGGATGTTGCACTGTCTGGATTTTCGAGGTTGTTGAATTACATTGCCGAAAAAGAATGCTCTGCGGTACCTCTCTATTTTATTCATGATGCCCTTATCCTGGATGTCCCTCCTGACGAGGTTGAGCTGATCCAGGGCGAAGGCAAGCTATTGCAGACTTATTTGGGTATTAATTTTCCAACAAAGATTAAGATTTTGCATAATTAATTGGTGTGAAAATGACTGAAAATACTATTAGACACGCGGTTCGTGAAATTCTTACCGAAAAAGATGAGGCGCCATCTGGAGACGTTACCCGTCGCCCGGGGCGTGGTGGTTACAAAAAGGCAATTTCTGCGCAGGGCGCGCTGGCTCAAAATAATCCTGAGCAGCTCATGTCGCGCTTAAAGATCTCGCGCGTAAGTGATAAGAGTGAAATTAAGCGACTCAACCAGCTTTTTAAACAGGCCGTCTCAGGCGTGCCTGCAATGCAGGATGTTTATAGCGACCCACAGCCCAGAAAAGATAAACAGTCCGGAGCTGAAGGCATCCGAATTCCAGTTCGTGTTATTCCCCCGCGCGATGCTAGAAAATATTTGGAACACACCCTTGTTGGTGCACAAAATTCTAGATTTGCAATTTTCGATACCGAACTCCAGGTTGAGATTTTGGGGAACGATATACTCATTTATTTTTCGTCTAAACCGTATTCCTGGGGTAGAGTGGGCAAAAAAGCAAAGCAACAAAAGAAGTCCCAAGCCGAGACTCAACCAGCTCCCAAAATTCCATCGGCATCATGATGCCGCGAATTGTCTTTTCGGCATCACTTTTGTTATATTTGTTCTTGCCGATATTGGGTTTCATCACAGGAGGTTTTTCGTCAGCACTTAGTTTTACGCTTTTGGGTGTTTCGCTTCTCACGAACGTTGTTTTGCATGAAGTTGGACACTGTTTTTTTGCCAAGCGGTATGGTGATAAACACTGTTATATTACCATCGGTGCAACAGGCGGTTCCACATCGTATTCAGGTGCATTTATGAGTAATCGCCAGTTGACGCGTGTTATCATGGCGGGGCCTTCCATGAATATTCTAATAGGTGTCGTTGCCACGTTAATCTGGGGCCTTTCTAGCCTACCGGCTCAGGTTTCTTTTTACGTGGCATTTTTTAACTTACTTCCAATTAAGAAACTCGACGGAGGACAGCTTCTATGTCTTTTCTTGGACCGCCGATTGGATTATCACGTAGAGAAACTTGTGGCATTAATTTCTGCCTTGACCGGGATGCTTCTCGTGGCATATTTGTATTTTAATTTCCCTGCGCTGATTGCCTTGGCAGGTATCTATTGGGTGGGATATTTATACACGACCAATGGGACATAAGGTGGAAAGACTTTTGCGAAAATATGTGCGAGCTATCTTGCACGAAAAGGCAGAGATTTTGGGAGAACCTGATTTTCCTGATGAAGAAGAAGAGAAAGACCACAAAGGTGACAAAGAGGACAAAGAGCAGGAAGAGGCATCATCGGTCGCCGGTGTGGTGACGCCACTTGGCACTGGCCCTACTTATCCTGACGAACCAGGAGATCGTCGCCGATCTCCGGCTGCCGCAGCAGGTGGCGCGTTTGGCAATGCAAAGCCTTACAAATATCCCAAAAAGAAAGAAAGATAAAACTGAACATTCGTTAAATTTAAAGTATTTTTGTCTTGTGGCGGACATAAAACGTCACGTTTATATTTGCACATTTAAAACATTTAAGGAGTTAATAATGGCAATTGATCTTGAAGCAATTCGTAACAAACTAAACCAACTTTCCGGTGGTGGCAGCCGTCGCAATTCTATGTGGCGTCCCCAGGAAGGTGAGGAACACACCGTCCGCCTTATGTCGTTCGCGGACAATGACGGCCAACCGTTCAAGGAACGCTGGTTTTACTATAATATCGGCAATAACCCGGGTCTTCTGGCACCGCATCAATTCGGAAAGCCTGATCCAATCCAGAACTTGATTAATGAGCTTCGCTCTGATTCTTCAAAGGAATCATACGAGCTGGCAAAGAAGTTGTATCCAAAGATGCGAGTCTATGCACCGGTTATTGTTCGAGGTGAAGAAGAGCGAGGCGTGCGGTTGTGGGCCTTTGGGAAGACAGTGTACCAGTCGCTACTGAATATCATGCTGGATGAGGATTATGGTGATATCACAGATCCAAATGACGGTCGAGATGTGAAAGTTATCTGTACGAAGGCGCCAGGTCGTCAATGGGCCACTACAGAGGTTCGTCCTCGAGGTAAGGCTACAAAGCTTGCAGCATCAAATAAGCAGGCAAAGGAATGGCTTGATAACACACCTGACTTGGATGAACTTTACTCTCTTAGAGAATTCAACGAACTGGAACAGATCGTGAATAGCTGGCTGAATGGTGATGATAACGACTCTACTGGCACGTTCCGTGGTAATAGCTCCTCTAATCCTGGAACTACTTCTGCAAGCACCACCGATTCAAGCGAAAAAACGTATGATAAGCTCGAGGATGCTTTCGCCGATCTTGAGAATGAGTTTGCATAAATTTTCTCTTGGTAGAATGTATAGAGGCCCCGTTTTTTCGGGGCCTCTTTTTATTTTGGGGTGTAAATGTGATGAACGAGTGTTATTTTTCTAAGGAAGGAATTTTATATGGCAAAAAAGTTGAACAGCGATGATTTCACCGTTGACCTAATCAAACAATTGAATAAAGAGCATGGAAATAGGGTCGCCTATAATTTAGAGAGTGATGATTCTCCAACGCATGTAAAGAGGTGGATCGGAACGGGGTCGAAGCAACTGGATTTTATTATTTCCAACCGTTCCAACGGTGGACTTCCGGAGGGAAGAATTGTAGAGATTTTTGGCCCTCCTTCGATTGGAAAATCTCATATCGCCATTCAGATCGCCCGCACCACTCAAAAGATGGGGGGTATTGTCGTTTATATCGACACCGAAAATGCCACAAGTGTAGAAAACTTAAAACTTCTAGGTGTCAATATTTCTAAGCGCTTTGTGTATGTCGACACTCACTGTACTGAAGAGGTGTTATCGATTGCCGAATCTACCATTCTTAAAGCCCGTGCAATGCAGAAAGATGTTCCTATTACTATTATTTGGGATTCTGTTGCCGCTTCATCACCAAAGGCTGAATTACTCGGCGATTACGACCAAAATTCAATAGGGTTGCAGGCCCGTTCGATTTCTAAAGGTATGCGAAAAATTACCGGAGTAATAGGTCAAACAAATACACTTTTCGTGATTCTCAATCAGATTCGAACAAAGATCGGGGTGATGTATGGTGACCCAACAACGACCCCAGGCGGAAAGGCTATCCCGTTTCACTCGTCGGTTCGAATTAAGCTCGGCGCCGGTCAAAAAATTGAAAATAAGGATAAGGAAGTTATCGGAATTCATGTTTCGGCCAAAACGATAAAAAATAAGGTGGCACCTCCTTTTCGAACTGTAAATTTTGAGATTCATTTTGGGAAAGGAATTTGTGAACACGAGCAGGTGTTTGATTTACTTCGAAAATTTGGATCAACTGTGACTGAATCTCATGAAATCACCGTCGCTGGCACAGGAGCTTGGAAAACGCTCAATGTTGTTGACATTAAGACTGGCGAGGAAATCATTACAAAGAAGTTTTATAAGAGTGATTTTGGAGAAATTTGGAAAAATCCCGAATATTCAGGATATATTGATATTCTTTTAGAGAATTGTCTTGTTCGAAAGATGGAATCAAGCGAACATATTGATATTGACGTGGATTCTTATAGCGATGTAAGTGCCCTGGCGGAGGATCTTGATCTACAAGACGAATTGAGCATATAAAATGAACGATATTTTGATTGTTGATGGTCTCAATGTTTTTATGCGACATTTTGCGGCCAATCCAGCTACTAATGAAAACGGTGATCATGTGGGAGGTGTCGTGGGTTTTTTACGCGGTCTACATCATCTTGTTGATTTGATTACGCCCAAAGAAGTCTTTGTGATTTGGGAAGGAGGCGGTTCTGCGCGTCGTCGATCGATTGACAGTACTTACAAAAACAACCGCCGGCCAATTCGGCTAAACAGATGGTATGATAACAGCGACATGCCGTCAACCGTTCAAAACCGAAATTATCAGATTAATCTTATTATCGAGTTTTTACGAAAGGCTCCGATAAAGCAAGTTTATGTATCTGATTGTGAGGCTGATGACGTAATTGGTTATTTGAGCAAGTACAGCTATCATGACGAAAATATTGCGATCGTTTCGTCAGACAAGGATTATTATCAGCTTGTTTGCGATCGTATAAAAATCTGGTCACCAGGTCAAAAAAAATTCATTGATTCGGCCGCTGTTTTGCACAAATTTGGGATTTCTGCAAATAATTTTTGTGTTGCAAGATGTTTTTGTGGAGATTCGTCTGATGGAATTTCTGGTGCAAAAGGGGTTGGTTTTAGGTCACTTGCCAAACGCTTCCCTGAGCTAAAATTAGTGGAAAGTCAGTCGGTGGATGAGATAGTTAATAGTGCTGTCAAAAAGCAGAAGAATTCAAAATTGAAAATATACGAAAGTATCATTGAATATGCTGAGATCGCGCGACGAAATTGGAGACTCATGTATCTCGGAACCAATAATCTTTCAGCGTCTCAGGTTCAGCAAATTCTTTTCCAGTCTGAGGAACCAAGAGGGACTTCTGATAAGCTTGGGTTCATGCGTTTGCTGGCGAGACATCAAATTAATAATTTCGATGTAAACACCTACTATATGTCATTAAACTCTATTCAACATCAATCACCTTCATAGGACTTAACAATGAAAGACGATATTCGAATTTATCCCCAAAGCGGGACACCACATTTTCAAACCTATGGAAAGCATTTTCAAGAAAAGATTTTTCAAGGCTTGCTTACCGATCACACTTGGGCAGCACAGATGTTGGAAGTTATGCATTCGGATTTTTTTGATCTTCGCTATTTGAAATATTTGAGTGAGAAGTATTTTGCGTATTTTGCAAAATATCGTACTTTTCCCACTCCACAATTGCTCATTTCAATTGTTAAAGAATCCTTGTTAGACGATCATGATATTTTATTGAAAGAGCAGATCATTGATTACTTACATCGCCTTCGTACTGACCCTGATTTAGGAGATATTTCATACGTCAAGGACCAGGCGCTCGATTTTTGTAAGCGCCAATCTTTTAAAGACGCTCTTGAACAGGCGGTAGATCTTATTGGAAAGAATGAATACGAATCTGTCGTTGAGTTAATGAAAGATGCAGTGTCAGTTGGGATGCCAAATACTGTGGGACATATTTTTTTCGAAGATGCGGAAGTTAGATTCGTTAAGTCTAATAGGGTTGCTATTCCTACCGGTCTGGCTCGTTTAGATGCTCATGATATTTTGCGTGGGGGCCTCGGTCCGGGCGAATTGGGCGTTGTGACTGCAAACACCGGTGTTGGTAAGTCACATTGGCTTGTTTCCTTAGGCGCTCATGCTATGCGTTGCGGAAAAGACGTTGTCCATTATACGTTTGAGCTTTCGGAAGAAGCTGTCGGCTTACGTTATGATTCTAACCTGTGTAATATTCCAAGCAACGACGTTCAAGATCAAAAAAAGGCTGTCTTTGAGACATATGAAGAAGAAGATTTCGGAAATTTGATTATTAAGGAATATCCTACTGGTGCAGCCAGCATTATCACGATTAAGAATCACTTGAATAAACTTTTGCTTCGAGATTTTAAGCCATCGCTTATTATCATCGATTATGCCGACATTATGCGCTCGACGCGTTCGTTTGATTCTTTACGTCATGAGCTCAAACTTATTTATGAAGAACTTCGGAATCTGGCAATGGAATTGCAGGTTCCAGTTTGGACAGCGAGCCAGGCCAATCGTGATTCTGCAAATTCGGACATTGTTGGACTGGAAAATATGGCCGAAGCATATGCCAAGGCACAGGTGGCAGATGTTGTTTTGTCAATCTCTCGCAAATCAACTGAAAAATCAGGCGGCTCCGGCCGGTTATATATAGCGAAAAATCGTGCCGGCCGTGATGGCTTACTGTTTCCAATTAACATTGATACAGCGAGGTCTAAATTTGCTTTACTTGACGAGTCTTCTTTAACTTTGAATGAAGCCATCGATCAGGACGAGAATAACGCAAAAGAAGTTTTGCGGAAAAAGTGGAGCAAATTGAAGGGGACTAATTTATGAATTCTCGTGACGAAGCCCGCGCGGCGGGCATTGAATATTTTGATGGAGATGAATTAGCGGCCGACGTTTTTTTGAAATATGCCTTGAGAGACGGACCGGAATTTTTAGAGCAGACACCCACCGACATGCATCATCGCTTGGCAAAAGAATTTGCCCGCATTGAAAAAAAATATGATAATCCGATGTCCGAAGATGAAATCTTTGAGCTGCTTGATGGGTTTAATGATGTAATTCCGCAGGGTTCACCAATGAGCGGCATCGGAAACGCAGCTCAAGTACAGTCGTTGTCCAATTGTTTTGTAGTTGAATCGCCTAAGGATAGCTACGGTGGGATTTTATTTACCGATCAGGAACAGGTTCAAATTATGAAGCGCCGGGGAGGCGTGGGATTTGATATATCTACGATCCGGCCACGAGGAATGCCAACAAAGAATGCGGCTCATACTACAGATGGCGTGGCAATATTTATGGATCGCTTTTCGAATAGCTGTCGAGAAGTAGCACAAGCCGGAAGGCGTGGGGCGCTAATGTTAACTATTGACTGTCGCCATCCGGAAATTCTGACGTTCATCAACATCAAGCGCGCGCGCAACCGCGTAACTGGTGCAAATATTTCCGTAAGATGGACTGACGAATTTATGCAAGCTGTCGTAGAAGATGCCGAATTTCAATTGCAATGGCCTGTCGATGTCGATCCTAATGATGCCACAATCAAGAAATCCGCGAAGGCTCGTGAAATTTGGGAGGCATTTATTGACGCCGCATGGCATAGTGCCGAACCTGGGGCACTTTTTTGGTCAACTGCAATGAGAAATTCGCCGGCCGATATTTACGCCGCCGATGGTTTTACATCCACCTCTACAAATCCCTGTGGCGAGATAATTTTATCACCCTATGATAGTTGTCGCCTTATGGTTGTGAATGCAAAGTCTTTCGTGTTAAATCCATTTATGACTGATTCTAGTTTTGATGCCAAGCGCTTTCACACCGTCGTGTTGAAGGCCCAGCGCCTAATGGACGATATGATTGATTTAGAAATTGAACAAATCGGGAAAATTCTTGCGAAAATAGAAAATGATCCAGAACCGCCAGACGTTAAACAAATTGAAAAAAATCTTTGGTTAAATATAGAAACACAGGCCTTGCTTGGCAGACGCACTGGACTTGGGTTAACGGGTATTGGCGATGCTCTTGCAATGCTTGGGTTTCGCTATGGAAGTGATGAGTCTATTGAGATGACGGAACAAATTTACAAGGCCCTCGCGGTGGCATCACATACTTCAAGTGTTATTTTAGCCCGCGAAAGAGGTGCATTCCCAGCGTGGGATTATGAAAAAGAATATGACCACCCTTATCTCAGCCGTATTATGAGTGCAAGTGGAAAAAATGTGACCAACATGTGGAAGCAGTATGGACGACGCAATATTGCAAACACAACGACCGCACCGGTAGGATCGGTAAGTTGTTTGACACGGACCACAAGCGGTATCGAGCCCGCCTATTTACTCTCCTATTCTCGCCGACGCAAAATTACTTGCGATAGCGAACGCGTTGATTTTGTCGACGAGATGGGAGACAAGTTTCAAATGTATGACGTCTATCATCCTGGCGTGAAGCTGTGGATGGATCTTACAGGTGAAACTGACATTACAAAGAGTCCTTATTATGGTGCCACTAGCAATGATGTCGATTGGACGAAATCAGTTCAGCTGCAAGCGGCTGCACAAAGGTGGATTGATCACTCAATTTCTAAAACGTGCAATCTCCCAAAAGAAGCGTCTCGTGAATTGGTAGCCGACGTCTATATGCGCGCTTGGCAAAGTGGCTGCAAGGGTTTTACTGTTTATCGTGACGGCTGTCGAGATGGAGTTTTAATTTCGAAACAAGATTCTACTTCTTCACGTGCCAACTCTCAAAACGCACCAAAGCGTCCTGAGACACTTGAATGCGAAATTCACCGCGCGGCTATTAAGGGGGAAGATTGGACTATTCTTGTTGGAATGATAGACCAAAAACCATATGAGGTTTTTGGTGGATTGTCTGATTATGTAGAAATTCCGCGCAAATATAACAAGGGATTAGTTCGAAAACGGTCACGAAAAACAGTGGCTTCCAAATATGACTTGATTATTGGTGATGCTGATGAATTTATGATCAAAGATATCGTCGCTGTTTTCGATAATCCTAATCACACTGCTTTTACCCGAACTCTTTCGTTGGCTTTGCGCCACCGAGTGCCTATTCACTATCTAGTAGAACAGCTCCAAAAGGATAAGGACGCCGACTTGTTTTCGTTTTCAAAGGTAATTGCCCGCGTTCTTAAAAAATACATTAGGGATGGTACGAAGGTTAGCAATGGCGTCATTGAAAATTGCTGCAATATTCAAAATATCGTTTACCAGGAAGGGTGTGCAACGTGCCTAAGTTGCGGTTATGCAAAGTGTGGTTAAATGGCTTATTCGGGTAAAGTATTAGATCATTTTGACAATCCTCGCAATGTTGGATCGATGGATAGAGGTGATCCCAGTGTAGGTACCGGAATGGTGGGTGCACCAGCGTGTGGTGACGTAATGAAGCTTCAGTTGAAGATCAATGACGACGGCATTATCGAGGATGCAAAATTTAAGACGTTTGGATGCGGTTCGGCCGTAGCGTCAAGTTCTCTTATAACTACATGGGTGATGGGATTACACATCACAGATGCGGAAAAGATTGAGAACTCTACGATTGCTCAAGAATTATGTCTGCCTCCAGTTAAGATTCATTGTTCTGTTCTTGCGGAGGACGCCATTAGGGCTGCAATTAAAGACTATAGGAACAAAAATGACAAGAAATGATGTACAAAAGATCATCAATGAAACGATTAATCCGAGCCTTGGGTCCAGTGGCGGTGTCATTACATTTCTTGAAGCAACAACCTATGACGGGCATCCCACAATAATTCTAGAGCTTACCGGAGTCGAAGGCATTACGCATGAGGCTGTCGACGCTGTCAGATCAGCGGTGCAGCTAATATTACAACAAAAATTATCACTCCCAACTTTAAAGGTTAAAATGATAGGAGAACGATGTTGAGATGGCTATAACAATGACTGACCGGGCAAAGGATAAAATACAGATGTTCCTGAACCAGCGCCAGACTCCCAGTGATTATCTTCGCGTGGGTTTACGAGGAGGCGGGTGTTCCGGTTTTATGTATGATTATGAGTTCATCTCCGCTCCTGTCGCGAATGATAAAATATTTCATTTTGAAGACGTCAAGATCTGTATAGATGTTAAGTCTTATCTTTTTTTGAACGGTATGGAGATAGACTACGAAGAGGATCTTCTGAAGTCTGGGCTGGTGTTTAATACACCATCCGCCAAGCGCACATGCGGCTGTGACGAATCGATAGCATTTTAGCGAGAGCGGTATGAAGTGGACCAGCAAGATTTCTCCGCTGATTAAAGAAGTGGAGTTGAGAAAAAATCCGGTTATTGTTCGTGTCAATAAATTTGACGAAAAATCTACCAAGGAATTTCATGAGCAAATGGCTCTTGCCCACAATACTGGGCAGAAAATTATTCCAATTATCATTGATTCATACGGTGGGCAAGTATATGCGCTGATGGCAATGATTAGTGCGATAAAACATTCGGAATTGCCAGTAGCCACCATTGTTGAAGGAAAGGCAATGTCGTGTGGGGCTATTCTTTTTTCGTTTGGGGAGGATGGGTTACGTTTTATGGATCCTGATGCTACGGTGATGATTCATGATGTATCTTCATGGGAGCATGGAAAGGTAGAAGAAATAAAGGCCTCCGCTGAAGAGACTGAGAGGCTCAATAACAAAGTTTATACCATGATGGCCCGTAATTGTGGGAAAAAGGATGATTATTTTTTGAAAATTGTTCACAAAAAAAGTCATGCTGACTGGTTTCTAGATGCGGAAGAATGTAAAAAGCATGGGCTCGCAAATCAGCTCCGTATTCCCAAACTTGATATTTCTGTTTCTGTGGATATCGAGCTTGAATAATGGCTAAAATTAGTTTACGCCATGCATAAAGCAGATAATTTATAGCACCAATGATGATTGGGAGAAATGAAATGGAAAATGTGCTACTTGAGTATGTTTGGTTAGACGGTTATGACACGCCTAATTTACGAAGCAAGATCAAGGTCGTTGATGATTGGGACGAAAAATATCCTGAGCCACCAGTTTGGAACTTTGACGGAAGCTCTACCCGCCAGGCAGAAGGGAGTAATTCAGAGTGCTTACTTTTTCCTGTGCGTACATATGCTTGGAGCCGAAATCATTATCTCGTGTTGTGTGAGGTTATGAATTCAGATGGTACACCACATACGACAAATACCCGTGCTGTCTTAAAATCTTTGGCAACCAAGTTTGACAATGCTCAATTTTGGTGGGGTTTTGAACAAGAATATTTCATCACACAAGATCACCGACCTCTTGGTTTTCCAACTGGAGGATATCCTGGTCCACAAGGTCTATATTATTGTGGCGTTGGCGGAAATCAAGTAAAGGCTCGTACATTTGTTGAGAGTCACCTTGTGACGTGTTTAAATATGAAAATTTGTTTGACAGGCATCAACGCAGAAGTGGCCGTCGGACAGTGGGAATTCCAGTGTTTTGCCAAGGATACTCTAAAGGCGTGTGATGATCTTTGGATTAGTCGGTATGTGTTATATAGACGGTCAGAGGATTGGGGATATGATATTGATCTTGCTCCCAAGTTGATACCTGGTGATTGGAACGGATCTGGATGTCATTGTAATTTTAGCACTGAACAGATGCGCACAGTCGGTGGAAAGGAAAGATTTGAAATGCTTTTTGCATCTATGGCGGAGCGACACTTCACACATATTGCAGGCTATGGTGAGAATAATCACGAGCGTTTAACTGGCGAGCACGAAACTCAGCATATCAAAAAATTTAGTTGGGGAGTGGCTGATCGCGGTGCATCGATTCGGGTCCCTAATGATACAGAAAAAAATGGTTGGTTAGGTTATGTAGAAGACCGACGTCCAGCGTCTAATTGTGATCCTTACGTGGTGACAAAGCTTATTGTTGAAGCATATGATTTTTAAGGGATTTTAATGAAAATATTACCACCGCTCTCACCCGAGCAAGCGTCAGTGCTCCGCATTGACGTTTTAGCATTTGTTGATTCGTTGTGTATGGCTTTTGCTGAAAAGATTGATGAGAGCTTGCGATCACGCAGAACACATAGGGTCGGATTCAATCCGCGGACAAGGATGATCCGTGATGATGCGTGGCAAATTTCGCCAGTTCCGAGCGAAATTGCTGATCGGCGGGTGGAAATTACTGGACCTGTTGAGCGGAAAATGATAATCAATGCACTCAATTCTGGCGCTCAAGTTTTTATGGCCGATTTTGAAGATTCAAATTCTCCTTCATGGAGCAATTGTATCAATGGACAAGTGAATCTCCGAGATGCCGTTAATAGGACTATTACATTTTGGGATAAAAAGAAGAATAAAAATTATGAACTTACTGACAATCCTGCCGTGTTGTTTGTACGGCCTCGGGGGCTTCATTTAAAGGAAAAGCATGCTGTTTTTGATGATAATCGATTTGTGCCCGCGAGTCTATTTGACTTTGGAATATACATGGCGAACAACTATTGTCAATTGCTGAAGAATGGTTCGTCTCCTTTTTTCTATTTGCCTAAGCTAGAACATTATCATGAAGCCTTGTTGTGGAACGAAATTTTTAACTTTACCGAGGATTATTTTGACTTGGCACCTGGAACGATTAAGGCCACCGTATTAATTGAGACTTTGCCTGCTGCATTTCAAATGAACGAAATTCTATATGTGCTGCGCAATCACTCAGCCGGATTAAACTGCGGTCGCTGGGATTATATGTTTTCTTACATCAAGACATTTAAGTATGATGCTGCTCACGTGTTGCCTGATAGAGATACCGTCAATATGTCGGCCCATTTTCTGAAATCATATAGTGATTTATTGGTTCAAACCTGCCACCGCCGTGGTGCCCATGCAATGGGTGGAATGGCGGCCCAGATTCCTATTAAAAACGACAGTGCTGCCAATGAGAGTGCCCTTGCGAAAGTTTACGAAGATAAAGTTCGTGAAGTTAAGGCCGGCCATGATGGTACATGGGTAGCTCATCCTGGTTTGGTTAAGTTGGCGCGGGATGTTTTTGACGAATACATGCCTGACGCTAATCAGATTGAAAGTAACGAAGGCAACGTAGAGCGAGAGATCACAGAAGAAGATTTAGTGATGCCGCCTGAGGGTCCACGGACTGAAGAGATGTTACGAAAAAATATCCGTATTGCATACGCTTATTTACACGCATGGTTGGATGGGGTGGGATGTGTCCCGCTCAATCATCTGATGGAAGACGCGGCGACTGCGGAAATCTCTCGTGCACAAATTTGGCAGTGGTTACAACACCAGGTTGTGTTGAATACTGGTAAGCGGGTAAGCGTTGAGCTCGTCTCTAGCATCATCGACGAAGAAACATGGAATAATGACAACGGAGCGTCAGGGCTCTTGACGTATCTGTGTTTACAAGGCAAGATGGAGGAGTTTTTGACGCTTCCTGCCTATGAACTTTTAAGGGAAATTACACATGATTAGAACAAATAGATGGGACAGTGCGAAAAGAGATTGGACTCAAGAAGATGTCGACCGCTTGCGCGGGCGCGTTCACATTGAATATAGTCTTGCACGGGCAGGGGCGGAAAAGTTGAGGAGCATGTTAGAAGGAGATCAACCAGTTGTTGCATTGGGAGCGCTGACGGGAAATCAGGCTATTCAGCAGGTCAGAGCCGGTCTAAATGCAATTTATTTGAGCGGTTGGCAGGTGGCTGCCGACGCAAATCTTTCAGGTAACGTATATCCGGATCAGAGCTTATATCCCGTGAACAGCGTTCCGGCAGTCGTAAAACGAATAAATCAAGCTTTACAACGGACAGATCAGATCGAAAGTGTAGAAGGAAACACGAGCCGTGATTGGATGGTTCCAATTATAGCAGATGCAGAGGCAGGATTTGGTGGACCACTTAATGCCTACGAGTTAATGAAGTCTATGATTGAAGCCGGCGCAGCAGGTGTACATTTTGAAGATCAACTTAGCTCTGAAAAGAAGTGTGGTCATTTGGGAGGAAAGGTTCTTGTTCCCACGAATCAATTTGTGACGACGCTTAAGTCGGCTCGTTTGGCAGCCGACGTTATGGGTGTTCCTACGGTGCTGATTGCACGAACTGATGCCGATAGTGCTCGGTTAATGACGTCTGACATTGATCCCCGTGATCATTCTTACATGACGGGCAATCGTACGCCTGAGGGCTTTTATGAAATTTCTGGAGGCATTGAACAGGCGATCTCTCGTGGTTTGGCATATGCACCATGGGCCGATTTAATTTGGTGTGAAACATCTACTCCAGATCTGGATGAAGCTAAGCAATTTGCAAGTGCCATTCATGCACAATTTCCCGATAAGATGTTGGCATATAATTGCTCTCCGTCATTCAATTGGAAGAAAAATTTGGACGACGAGACGATTGCTTGTTTTCGGAGCGCCCTTAACGAAATGGGTTACAAATTTCAATTTGTGACATTGGCCGGTTTTCATGCGTTGAATTTATCCATGTTTGAACTTGCTCTCAATTACGAGTCCAAAGGGATGACTGGGTATGTGGAGATGCAAGAGATGGAGTTTGCCGCCGAGCAACAGGGATATACTGCCACTCGACACCAGCGAGAAGTCGGGACCGGTTATTTTGATGCAGTGAAACAGACAATTACCGGGGGTACCTCTTCCACACTGGCGCTTGAGGGTTCGACGGAAACGGAACAGTTTTGAAATGGAGCTCTACGGAGATGGAATTGGTGCTGTCGAGTACGTGTCACACATGGGTTCTGATCTTACCGTCGTCAATAGCGCCCGGGTGTCCTTTGGGAAGAACAAGACTGTTTTAGATGAGAAAGATGAGAAGCTTATTCGGTATCTCATTAAGCACCGTCACACGTCGACACTCGAGCACAACGTTGTTACTTTTCGCTTTTGTGTTCCTCTTTTTGTTCGTAGCCAGCACCATCGTCATCGAACTTGGTCGTATAATGAGATCTCTCGCCGCTATACCGATGTAGATATTCGCTTTTATGAGCCCAAGACCTTCAGGACGCAACATGAATCTAATAGACAGGCGAGTAACGGGGATGAAATGATTGACCCGCTTCTTTCTTATCCTCGAGAAACGTATTCCGTAATGCCCGCTTCGCAGGCAATTGAGGAACACGGGAAAATTAGCATGCTGTTGTATGAAAGGCTCATATCCGCCGGCGTGTGCAAGGAACAAGCTCGAAGTGTATTGCCTCAAAATATGTACACAGAATATTATGGAACAGTAAATCTTAATAATTTGTTAAAGTTTATTGACCTGCGTACTCATGCTGGAGCTCAATGGGAAATTCAAAAAGTGGCTTACGCGTGTTTAGATATGGCCTCCGAACTTTGGCCCATCACGGTGAGTGCATATAGAGAAATTCACCAGAGGTAAAATCTTTCGGTTTTATTGTCCTCTGCAATAATTAATTGCGGAGGGTACATAAAGATGATGTATTTATTTTTGGTGCTGACGGTGCTCGTTGGCTGCACACCAAGCGTAGTAGAGATCAACGACACGACAGACACCCGTGAAGAAACTGAAGAGGAAGAGCATGCCTGGGCTACTTGGGAAACATGCGGCCAGAAGCCAGGCGACAACCCGTGCAATTTTGAGTTAACGAATCAGCATGGCGAACTTGTTGAACTCTATGATTTTCACGAGAAGGTGATTGTTGTAGACCTATCAACGATGTGGTGCTCAGTCTGCCGAAATATTGCAACGAAAGGTGATGAGCTTACGGTTGATTATGGAGATGAGAATTTTGTCTGGCTTACGCTGTTGGTCGAAAATGCGTCTGGCGATGATCCCACCGGTGACGATTTAAATGAGTGGGTCACGAGCTACGGAATTACGGCAAATGTATTGGCCGCCGATCGATCGCTGGTTGACTTAAACGCCGTGACAGGCTATCCTGTGTCAGGGTGGCCCACGCTCGTTGTTATCGATCAAAATATGGTGCTCTATAGTGGTGTTAATGGCTGGAGTGAAACAATGATCCGTGGTTGGGTCGAAGATTTACTGTAGGAATTAATTGGCATGATGGATAAAGATTTTTATAACGCCTCAAGTGCAACTAAGCTCGGATGGGATCCGGAGTGGTTTGAGTGTGATGAATTTGATGTTAATTTGGTAAAGGCAGTTCAAAAATGGCAAAAAGCCAATGGATTAGCAGCCGATGGAATGGTAGGTCCTATGACATATCGCAGGATCTGGACAGAAAGAGAAGCGAGTATTTCTGATTACGAGCCAAAGAAAAATGTTTATGCCCCTTCAGACAAGCACATTGTTCATAATGGCCACTTTATTGCAATTGAATGGGATAAGGTCATTCTTTGGGATGAGGGTGGAGGGTTTAAGTCCAACAAAGGATGTTATACCGACTATTCTGGCAAACCGGACAGAAAACCAACAATGTTTGTTAACCATTGGGACGCTTGTTTATCTGCTGAGTCTTGTGCAAATGTTTTGAACCGCCGCGGAATTTCTGTTCATTTTCTCATTGATAATGACGGAACAATTTTTCAAATGTTGGATACTCAGCATAAAGCATGGCATGCTGGAATTGCTCGGTATGAAGGCGGGAACACCAAGGGAATTGGGGTAGAAATTTCTAACGCGTATTATCTCAAATATCAAGAGTGGTATGTAAAGCATGGGTTTGGTGAAAGACCAATTCAAAAACATGGGTATGTCCACGGAAAAACGAAAGATCCATTTTTAGATTTTTATCCAGTTCAGCTTGAAGCA